TGGTGCTGATGCGGCTGGTGCATTTACTTTTATTGAGTCAGGATCTACTAATGCTGATATTGGGTTTGTTTGTACGAGTAACAAGGGATCAGCGGTAGTGGCAACGAATAATTTATCATTCAGTACATTTTCTTCAAGTGGTAACGTAACGGCTGGAAATGGCCTTGACAAATCAGGAAATGAATTAAGTGTTGACCTAAAAGCAAATGGTGGTCTTGTTATTGAATCAACTGAATTAGCTGTTGATTTGGCTGCTAGTTCAATCACAGGAACTCTTGCAATTGGTGATGGTGGAACAGGTGCAACCTCAGCCTCAGCAGCAAGGACAGCTTTAGGACTAGCAATAGGAACAAATGTTCAAGCTTATGATGCTGATTTAGATGCTTTGTCAGGTTGTCAGTCTGGTGGGGCAGCAGCCTTAGCAGCTTTGACATCATCTGAAATCCAGATCCTTGATGGTGCGACAGTAACAACCTCTGAATTAAATCTTATGGACGGAGATACTTCGGCAACCTCAACAACACTAGCTGCCGCAGATAGATTTGTATGTAATGATGCTGGAACAATGAAACAAGTAGCACTTAGCGATTTGGTCACATTTCTTGAGGACGAAAGTGCCAGCAGTTTTAACATAGATGGAGGGACATACTAAAATTTAATTATCAGGAGGTCAGACAATGGCAAACACAATCAAGCTAAAAAGAGCAAGCGGCAGTGATCCATCAGCCTCTGATCTTTCAGTCGGTGAATTAGCGATAAGAACCAATAATTGTAAATTATTCAGCAAAAATGATGGTGGTTCTGCTATCGGTATTGTGGCTGGTTCTGCTGATACGTTGACTACTGCAAGAACAATCGCAGGGGTTAGCTTTGATGGTTCGGCGAATATATCACTTAACAATAATGCTATTACTAATGGGGCGGGTTATTTAGCAGATATTGTAAGTGATACATCACCACAGTTAGGAGGTGATTTAGATGTTCAATCAAGCAAGATAACCACAGCAACCAGTAATGGAAATATAAAACTTGAACCAGATGGCACAGGAGTTGTTGAGGTTAGGGGTGCTGGAGGTAATGATGGCAAGTTACAACTAAATTGTTCCGCACAAAGTCATGGAATAAAACTAGCCTCACCCGCCCATAGTGCAGGGCAGTCATATACATTTATTTTTCCAGATAATCAGATTGCTGCTGATAAATATTTAAAAATTAAAAGTATTTCTGGATCGGGTTCAACTGCGATAGGTCAAGCTGAATATGCCTCACTTGATGCAAATGATCTTGGAGAAGGCACTGTCCCTGATGCAAGATTTCCCTCTACGCTGCCAGCACTTAACGGATCAGCACTGACTAATTTAAATGCAGATAATATATCCTCTGGCACTATTTCAGCGTCAAGAATCCCAACACTCAACCAAAATACCACTGGATCTGCGGCAACTTTAACGACAGCAAGGACGATTGCTGGTGTATCTTTTGACGGATCTGCAAATATTTCTTTGAACAATAATGCTATCACCAATGGTGCTGGCTACATAACCGCTACTCTTACGGAAGAACAGGTTGAGGATTATGTTGGAGGAATGCTTACAGGTAATACTGAGACAGGTATTACAGTTACTTATCAAGATTCAGATGGCACTATAGATTTTGTGGTTGCAAGTCAAACTGATGAAAATTTTACAACCACTTTAAAGAATAAGTTAGACGGTATTTCATCAGGGGCAAATGTTGGAATACCTACCTCTGGAGGAGAATTTACAGGAGACATAACCACACATGATGTAGTGCCAGATGGAAACAATAGTCGTGATTTAGGAAGTTCATCTGCAAGGTGGTCTAACTTATATGTAAATGATATGCATTTTGCTAATTCACCAGAAAATGTAAACAAGGTCGATGGAACTTGGGGCGACTGGACATTGCAAGAGGGAGAAGAATCAGTCTATATGTTGAATAATCGAAACGGAAAAAAATACAAAATGAATTTAACTGAAATTGAATAATTTTAAAAAATTAGATATTATTAAAAAAAAACTATGAATGCCAGTATTGAAAAACAAATCCTTGAGTGGAAGGAAGAATTATCAAAACAAATAAAAACAAGAGATCATGCAAGAAAAGTTTTTGAGGAAGCAATAAATAATATTAACGCTTTACAGGGCGGTATTCAGTTTGGGGAGTTGTTATTGAATAATAGCGAGCCAACAAACCAGCCATCAAGTACAGTGGAGCTAGGGACACCACAACGCAAAATGTCATCAAAGTCAAAGGGGTCGCTAACTTAATTAAAATTTCTCTTAGCATTATGTTTCAAAAAATTTGTCAGATAGCTTCATTGTTGTCTCTTTTTCTAACCTTGTCAATGTTGGGCGGTTCATACTACGCTTACAGATTTGTTACCTCTGAACAATTCAAAGCAAGGGTAATGAATGAGGTGCTTAATAATGTACAGGGCATGATGCCCAAAGTATTAGATAATGCTCTACCAGATATGACAGGGCCAACAGTTCCAGAGTATATACAGCCCAAAAAATAATGGAGATACCAGAAATCGGTATCAGACAAATAAATGTTCCAGAGGTTTATATTCCTGAGATATACAAGCCTGACCCTGTATTGCCTGTAATAACAAATTTAGAAATAGATGTTGTAGGTTGTACATATCAGCATAGAGATATAAAAAATACTGGTAATACAAAGCTTTTACTAGATGACCCAAATGGCGTGTTTCTAACGTGTGGTGAATCTTTATTTCCTAGCTTTTACCCTATAGATTACAGACCAGATCAGTTGGTGATTACTGAGGATTTGCCCATTACAAATGATGCCCCACCCATGCCAGAGTCAGATATTCCAGAGACTAAAACACCGAAAGAAAAAGAAGAAATAAAAGTAGAACCATGTCCACCAAAAGATGCCCCATTTAGAACAGGAGATTACAGAAATTCGTCTAGGATTGAAAAATTGGTAAAATACGAAAAAAGCATAGGGGGTTCCTGTGACCCGATCTGGGCAAAAGTCCCATTCAGAGAAACTTTTATTGGTTCACCTGAGATACTCATTTCTACTGCTGTTATTGGTGTGGTTGCTGGTGGGTCTGCGGCTCTTGTCCCTGTAATACAAGGAATTGCAAAGGCTGGTATCAAGAAGTTAGGCAAGCGTTTTTCTAAAAAAGACAAGGTATAAACATAAGCAAAGAATTTTACAAGCCCTTTACAGGCGATTTAAAAGCCCTATTTTTTTTCGATTTTGTGAGTATGAGGCAAAACTTGGTTTGGTAAGGGTATAAGCTTTACATCTTTACAAGTGACAGCGTGTTCACCTGTCAGCACTACTCCAAGCTTGGCCTGTTTGCCACATACCTCTAATCTATATAAAGCCATTTCTAATTTTGTTTTTTTGATAAGTAATTCTTGAGCTTCAATATTTACCCTTGCAGCTTTTTGGCATAGCTCACCACCTTTACCTAAAGGAATATTAAATTGCATAGATATTCCATAATTTAAGTTGTAATTATCTTTCTCAAATCTTGGTGTTTCTTGAATATATTTTATTGCCCCTGTATCTTCGTCATAGATGTTTTGTTTGGTAACTGTTTCTATTGGCCTGTTAAAGCTCCATGCGTCCGTTAGATATGGAGTTATGGTCAAACTGGGCGAGGTGCAAACAATCCCTTGACTGTAGCGATTCTGGGGCAAGCTTGATGGAGTTATCATTGTTGCATTATTATTGACTACCCCTTGTGCAGAGCTATTTGGCGAGGCAACTGTGGTATTGGCTAAAACTTTTGCAGGGCTAAATAATAAAATTATTGCCCAAAGACAGAGGTTGTTTCTGTGGTTGTAGTTGTTGTTATTGTTCGATTTATTGTAGTTACGTTTGAAAGGCCAGCACCTTGTAGTGACTCGACTAGGGAGAAGCTCTGCCCAGCATTTTTTATTCGCCATCTTGGGGTTGCCTCAAGCGAAGGGCTAGTCCAACTAAACTGGACACCACTAAGAGTCTGAGTTTCACCAGCAACTGTTGAAGGATTAATATAGCCATCAACATCTGCTGATTCAATATTGTGGCCTGATGCTGAGTAGGTAAAGCCAGAATTGTATTGGTGCGAAGTGATTGTCTCATTAATTACTGATTGCGAAGTAGAACTCTGAGTACTAGAACCGCTACGGAACTGGGGAACTACAGGTGTTGCAAGGGTTCTCAGAGGTAGTAGTAATATTAATAATAACCAAAATCTAGTCAATTTCAATCTGAACAGTAGTTGAGGCAATACAGCTTGTTCCAGAACCGCCAGCAGTGCAAGTATGAATACCAGAAGATAAAGAGGTTAGAGCTAAATTTCCAGCAGTTCCACCAGAAATAACTGTTGTCTGACCACCTAATACTGGTAATGTTGCTATGCCGCTTGATGGAGTGATTGCACTTTGAGAACCATCACCAGCTTGATATGACTCACTCAGAGAAAAAGCAGATGAGGCATTTGAAACTGTCTTATTAGTTTGTATTAGACTAGGCACGCCCGAACTTAGTGAGCCAAGATTTAGTCCACCTATCCCATTTGTTACTATACTGTCACCTGTTCCTGTAGAAGTAGTAATATTATTTCCACTTATAGAGTATGAACTAGGTGCGGCATTTGTAATTACATAAGGAGAGTCAATAGATATTTGTGCAGAGGTTACATATTTGGCCGTTATATCTGCAAAGGCACTAGACGGAGAAAGAAAGATAATAAAAGGCAGTAGTTTTTTCATTTGATACCAACTTTGTTTTTACTATTATCTACTATAACTGGTTTTTTTTGGTTGCCATTCTTACCTTTGACTGATATTCCATAACTGCTTGCGATATTCCCCACGAGGCCAGCCGCAAAAGTATCAAGTCTTATCTTTTCCATGTATCCAAGAGTCATCACTGATAAGCTCCACCCAAGAATAATAAATCGGACAAAATGACCAATATAATCTGGACTCTCCTTTTCTTCTTCTTCCATGAAAATTAAGATTATTGTTGAATACTGGTATTTTAGCTATGTTTGGAAAAACAAACAATTCAATGATTCGTATTCTTAAGCCTATCCTTTTAACTTTCTGCAAAACAAA